CCTATTTTTCTGGTGGCGGGGTATTCACAACTTCCCACCCCATGAGAGTGGTACCCCCTATGGGATTCGAACCCATGACCTACGGATTAAAAATCCGTTGCTCTACCAACTGAGCTAAAGGGGTATGTGGAGTGGCATACCGGAGTCGAACCGGCACCCTCGGTTTGGAAGACCGATATGCTGACCATTAAACACCAATGCCACATTTGGAGCAGTTCTCGCTTAGATTATCACACAAATCCACTGGCCAGGAGTTCTCATCTCACGATGGATTTGCATTTTTCTGCAAGCATTGACATTCTCTGTGAGGGTTCCTGCTCACACGCTCACATCATCCGGGCGCTACCCGGCAACTGGCAGGAGTGAAAGGATTTGAACCTCCATCATACGGTTTTGGAGACCGCTGTGCTACCATTACACCACACTCCCATATGGCGGAGAGAGTGGGTCTCGAACCCACGCGCCGTTGCCGGCCTACAAGTTTAGCAAACTTGCCCCTTCACCAACTTGGGTATCTCTCCGTGCCTTACACACCACAAGGATAATAGCAAAATACATTGGGGAATGTTTTCCTTACCATCTCTGTTGCCTGAAAATCTGGGACATAGGAGCAGATAGCACAGAGTTTAAGTTCGTCATATTCCTCGAACAATTTTGGTACCTCTATCTGAATGAAGTTCTGGATGCTCATTGTATAATGTACTGAATTTGGTGGCGTAAATCGCCGCATGCTCACTACATCAACGCCGATATACATTTTATGTCTCGCGAAGAAATAGCTCTGTGCCGCGAGATAACAACCAAAGTCAATTACAATACTTCCCTTTGGAATTATCCTGCTCAAGTTCTTATACACATCAACAAATCCAAGGAATTCAGAATCCAACTCACACATATCCTGAGACATCACCTCATGGTACTCGTCATCAGGAATTAAAGAGCGCAGCTCTTTTAGGCAGCGAGCATATCGGTCATCGTTTTCCGTTTGTGTCATTTGGAACCCTCCTTCCTATTCCATTGGGATTATTCGATTGTATAGCGCCTCAAACTGCTCCCCAAATGTACGGTCAATATGATAATGACCAAAATACCAGCGTTTGAATTTCAGGTCTGTGCGAACACGTTCCAAGAAGCTTACAAGAGAGTCGTTTTCATACCAACTACACACCATTTTCTGTACGCTTTTTGGAGCACAATGTGTAATAACATAATCGACTTCCCATCCGCATTTGTCCAACGCCTCAATTGCGCGTTCCATTTCCGCAGACGTTGGCATTTCTTGCTCCCACCAGGAAATATGTTCTATCCGATTCTCACGGTCATGAGAACGTGCGCCGCCCATAACAAAGATTTTCTGGTCGTCAATGGTCAGCACTTGTCCTCTGTCCAGATGGTAAATGTCCGGTGCGATTTCTCTGACTTTGCCATCGAACTTTTCTGTTAGTGGGAGCTCATACAAGATGTCAAAGTTTTCATGGTTACCATCTATCCATAGTGTGGTGAAGTTCTTATCTGATAACCAATCTTGCCAGTATATCTCTCTGGCAGAACCATCCCACACAAGCCCAAAATCACCGCACACAATCAGAAAATCCTCTTTTGTCAATTCCTTTTGTTCTGGAAATCTTCTTGTGCTCAGTTTACCAATATCCAAATTGGCATGTGTATCTCCTGTAACAAATATCATAATAATCCTTTCTCATTCGCAATCTGCATAGGAATAGCTCCCTGCTGGCAGCTCAGGGCACCAGGCTTGAGGCTGAAAATAAAAGTTTAAGTTGGCTTTATTTGCAGTCTTTTGGTATTCCTGTTGTTGTGGCACAATGGTTGATGGGTATGTATGATGGCGGCGGAAGCTAATCATAGAATAAATTCTCTTTGTTAGCAGGCGCCTTCAGGGCGGCCCGCGTGTCCGCCTTCCCTTCTTCCCTATCAAGTTGTTACTTCGGCCTTTGGCGCAAAGCACATTCAAAATAGAATGTTATACATTGCAAATGAATTAGTAGTTACGGTTTAACCTCCTACCGTCGAAGGGTTTATCTCAAATCTTTTTTTATCATGCGGATTACATCGACACCCATTTTGTCGTCGATGTGTTTTATGATTGCATCAATCGGCTTCTCTTCCACCATGCGATAATAACTGTAGAGTCCTTGCATTGTCTGCACATCCTCGCGGCTCCATTCAATCCCTTTTTTCTTATCTGTAATATAGTTATACAGCATAGATTGGAATTGACGTTTCTTTTTGTGACCAACGGTAATTTCGTTGTCCTTGTTCAGCATAAGGCCAAGATTCCAGTTTCGGCCGGCGGATGAGCCGTATCTTGTTTTGGATGCGTTAATCGAGAACGGCGCATGGAAGTTCTGCAGAGTGAACACAACGAGTTCTTCGACCTTGTGAACATCGAACTCATATCTGGAAGAGATGATGAAGTCATCCGCATATCTGGTGTATACATATCTCTGGTTATCAAAATTCCGCAGCGCATTGGACAGCTTAAAATCCACCGGAATCATCATGATGTTTGTGATGGTCGGTGAGATGGGCGTCCCCTGCGGAAGACCGCCATCTAAAAACGCCAGCTCCAGTGCCTTTCTCAGCTCGGTTTTCCCATTTACCGTCTTCACCACTTCGCTGAACGGGAAAATCATAGAGAACATATCCATGACGAAATCCAACGTGGTGCTCCCGAAGAAATCATGGAGGTCGAGTTTGCCAAACCATTTGCTGTTGTTCTGCTGGTGCCGCTCCACGGCGTTGACAGTACACCTTTTCTTTACATACGCAAACGCAGACGTGTGATACAATGCCTTAAAATCCTCTTCAAAAATTGTCTTTAGACGTCGAAGCGCGTTCATGAGCTCTGGATTGGGGGCATTGATTTTTCGAAGCCCTCCCGACTTCTTGGGGATGTAAAAGGTGTTGTATAACGAGATGCGTTCCTTTTCTCTCAGTTCTTCTGTGGACTGGTTGAATCGCGCTAACGTCCAAACAAGTGCATCAACGTCAATACTCTTTGTGAAATGCGCACTGGCGCTTTCAAATTCGTATGTTCTGGTGTTCGTCATATTTTCATTGATGACTGGCGGCCCCTGAAACGTTTGAAACAGAAACTCTTCCAGCGTCATCTGATGGTAGATTGGAGATTGTTTCACTGTGATGTACACCAAGGTAAATCCCCCTTTCCGTAAACGCGAATTGTAACCTACATAAATAATGGATGTAAGAGCCCAATGGTGGGACGACTCATTACGTCGGTTCGCTGTTAGCGTGGTAGCACGATGGATTCGTTTTGTCAATGGAATCTGGCTGGTTTTGCACGGCGAAGTTTGTCCCTGTTGGAGTTTCATTGTGATGAGAATAGCTACTTTTGGTATCGCGATTCGCTTGGTGCCTTTTGCCAGCTTTACACCCTCTCGTGCTGCTGTAATGCTTCCGGCGGGTACCCTCTTTCTTCCCCGACAATTTGTTACTTTAGCCTTTGGCGTAAAGCTCTCCTTATGGAGAAATGCGTTACAATTCCTTAGCACTTAGGGCTGTGCCATGCCCAAAAGTTCGAACAGTTCTTCGTCTGTACACAGGTACCTGTCAACATTGCGGGGCTTAATATGATAAAGCCCATCGGCATCTCTTACAACCGCCGTGTCCGGATGAAGCGTACAAACAGGCCGAACACCGCAGGCATAAACAGGACGCTGCCAATTGGTATCTCCATTCCGCGCCATAATGCACGCTGATTCTTCATACTCGCTCCTGTCTGCCAGCCAGATTGGAACATATGACGTGCCAGTAAAGCTCAGACGTTTGTTTTCGATGAAGTCTTCTGTCGCTCTTGCACGAATGCCCTTCTTACGAAAGAGCGGAAACTTATTCTCGCCGCTGAAACAGCCGTGTACCGGCAAACGTATTCTGAACCCTACATTATCCGCGATGCTTTCGATTTCGTACTCTTCGAAGAAGCACAGAAACCCATAATGGTCTTTATAGGGCGCTCTGTATCTGTCATTGACATTGTTTCGAACGGGCGGCGCGTCATATTGGTGCGTAGGTTCGTACCAATCCTCTTGGTCACTGTTGAGGAACTGCAGGAGATTACTCGTTGTGTAATCTGGGTTCCCGGAATAATAGTATTGTCTGCTCGGATTCTCCCGCTCCATTGCATCGAATGGCAGATAATCCACTGCGAACTCCGTGATAAAATCGCTGTTCGGAGCACCTTTTAGCCACACGATTGGCGCTGGGTCAGCATCTCTGCTGACACTGTACCTGCCCATTGCGAGCGGTGCGCCAATTTTCAGTTTTCCTACAGTCGTTTCCAAGCAATTCACCTCCCGTCCGAGTTATCAAAATCAAAATGCGTCGCAGACAAAGTTGAATGCGTCGTCAAGGATGAGCTTCTTAAGCGGCTTTCCGTTCCAGAAGTTCATAAAATTCGCCACGCCTCTGGCGCAAATCACGAGAACAGTGGGGCAGACAGACAGGGTGACGTTGCATGCAGACACCGGCGTTTCTTCCTTCGCCTCGTCATGGGAGAAATTCATGGAGTTGAGGAAGTCTTTCTTCATCTTATAATCCGACCAATCCGCAGCATAATGCTGCGCATCCTCAAGACGGGTTCTGAAATCAAACATCGCCTTGACATACGGGTTGTCCATATGCATCTCCACGATTTGCCGGCGAAGGTCAATATTATCCACGCACAGGAACACATACCCGGAAAGCTGCTGTCCATTCCATCCGTCCGGCTTGAGCTTTGCCGTGTCTGCAATCTCCGGATTGATTTCACAGATGATATCCAGAAGTGCATCGACCTTTGGTTTGTGAATGTCTTTCTGACGGAACATCTGATTGGCGAGGTTATGCGGCTCGACCGTATCGAAATCCCACAAGGTGAAGCTGGTTACGCCGGTTCTGGCCAGCATATATGCAACTGTAGAGCCGACAGAACCGCACCCAATAATATGGATGCGGTCTTTCTGCTTTTCCGGCTGGAAGTATTCATAACTCTTTGATAAATCCATACGTTACCTCCCGAAGTGTTCTCTGTAATATCCGTAGATGTCGTCCTCATCATCGTATTGGTCAAAGAACGAACCCTGGCCGCTGGCATTCTTGCCACTCCAACCAGCCCCGATTCTGGTTCTTGGCTTATCTTTTGCGTCTTTACTTTGTTTCTTATCCTCATCCTTTTTGGCGCTGGACAATGGATTGTATGGAGTGACCGGTGTTCTGGGGTAGGTGGACGGAGCATATGTCTTTGATTTCACCATATCTTTGGCGTTCTTAACAAACTCATCCAAATCCTCTGCTGCACCAATAATCTTGACAGTAACATCCGCATTCTCAAAAAGGACGTTCTTCTTCATATCGTATACTTTGGTATTGCTGGCGAATGACTTATTCCAAATCATAAAGATGTAGAAATCATCATCGTCAAGCATATTCAGAATCTCTTCCTGATGCGTCAGGTCAACCGATGACGGGTTGGGTGCCATGTTCACATGAGAATGTCCCTGCATATGAATATGGCTGAACCGCTCATCCTCGTCATTTTCCATGAGCCACACCGCATACTGCTCCGTATCCATTTCCACTGTGGAACCGGTTACTTCCTGCGGATATACCACGATATCGGAGATGATATACTCGTCCTTCGCCTCATCATCCGCACGCTTGGCAATGCCATGCCATGCGACCTCTTTATCAAACTCCTTGATGAGCATTACCATCTTCGCCCATGCCTCTGCTGTGAAATACACAACCGCTTTGCGGTCGCCCAGGGTAAACGTTTTGGTGAAATTGAGCTTCCCATCTGCCATCTTCGTCAGCGCCAAAGCCTTTTCAAAGTCTCGCCGGCACTCATCCAAATATTCCTGGGTCATTTTAATCGGCTTACTCATCTTGCGCCTCCTCCGTCGTCTGCTCATTCTTTGCCTCCTGCTGCTCAAGCCACTTAATTGCTTCGGCCGGCTTTACAACACGACCATCAGGAAGTTCGATACACCTATTATTGTACCCATCATCACTATTCCACATGGTGTTCATAAAAGTACCCATCACCGTGCTGTCTCCCCAGTTCAGACTCTTGCACGAGGCAACGCACTGTTCAAGAGCACCAATGTAATCGCGATTCATCAGGAGCTGGTTGATTGTTCTCTCATAATTACCAATACAATTCCACCGGTCAATATGAGGGTTCGGCATACAATCAGAGAACTCATACGAAAAATTGTGGCGTCCCTGTGTACCCACATTACCGTTCAGATTGAAACGATATGCTGCGCACACTTTGATTCGCAGCCTCGGCTCCTCCGAAACAAAAAGCTCCCACATGAGCTTCTTCATCTTCTCTGCAGAAGCACCATGACGGCCATTATACACAAAGCTGCGCTCGTTGTTGATGTACTGCTCCGCCATCTCTCTGTCGAAATATGTAAGATAATCCTTGACGCAGAAATACATATCCGTGTCTGTGACTTCCTCAAGGACAAGGCGGTTATTGCACAGGAAGTATTCCATAATCTCGGAGTCCTCCCCGCCTTCTTCGATTTTGCGTTCAAGCCCCATAAGCTTGATGCACAGCTCGTTTCTCTGACCAAAGAGCCTTCCAATTTCATTGTTAAACTGGTTGATTTTATCGTCTGTTGCCGCAATCGAATTGCGCACCTTATCCCGTTCAATCTTTTCATATCTGGTTTCAAACCCGCTAAGCAACTGCCGAATGCGAGCGGTTCTGAAATCATAGCTCTGGAAACTCCATGATGAACAACTCCTATGAGTTTACGGCAGATTATTTGAATCTGAACGGAATCAATGTAGGCAATGGTAATTTTGTTGTCGATTCATCTGGCAATGTTTCCATTAGAGGAAGTATTACTATGGCAGCCGGCTCTTCAATTAACTGGGCGCTCGTGAATGAAACAAACGCTTCACAAAGCACTGCTTATTCCAGAGCAAACTCCGCATACAATTTGGCAGATAGTGCATACGACAGAGCGGATGATGCCTATTACTATGCTGATGATGCCTATGACCTTGCTTGGGATAACAGGCTGACAGACCTAAACGTCTTTAATGTGCTTACCAGCGGCGGCACGAGGTTCGGTATATTCAGTGACTCTACTTCAAATCGTCTTTATATAAACGCTAACTATATAAAGACTGGAACCATTGACGCAGAACTTGTTACACTGGGTACCGACGATGGAGGATTCTGTTGTGCTCGTGGCTCTGACGGAGTGAGCACAACATATGGTGCAAAAATGTATGGTTCATCCGGGCCATATGCAGATTACTATGTCTTTGTCAGTAATAAGGGTGCTATGCTCAGCGGTGGAAGTGGATATCTTTATGCTATCAACGGTGGCCTCCATGCATCGGATGAAATCACGGTTGACTCTGATATTCGTTTGAAAAGCGATATTAGAACAGATATTGATAAATACGAACAATTTTTCTTTGGATTGAAGCCATCCACCTTCTGCCTTAAAAGCCACAATGATAACATGCGCCATATTGGTTTTATCGCACAGGATGTTGTGGCGCTGAGGGACTCTTGTGGCCTTTCAGAAGAAGAGCTCGCATTATTGGAACTTTGCGAGAAAGGCATGCCAGATGGTTCTTCTGAAATGTACTATGGTATTCGTTACGGCGAATTGATTCCCTTGTGTGTCCACATGATTCAGAAACTATATGGAATTGTTGCTGAGTTAAAAAAGGAAAAGGAGTAAAGGATTATGAAAGAAGATATTATGCAGAGACTGACTGTAACTCTCAACGCATTAAATAGCGTTTCTGTTAGTGGTAAGGCAAACCTTGCCAATCTGAGCGGTAGTATTGCCATGCTTGAGGAAGTCGCCTCTCTGTTAAATTCTGCTGTCATCACGCCAAACGAGGATGCGACAGATAAAAATAAATAATGGTAAGGTGGTGAGTGTGTATGAGCTGTACTTATAATCCATACACCTTGCCGACCATCGACTTCGTTGGCGGTGAGACGCAAGACCTTGCTTTCAATGTCTATTTTTATCGAGATAAAAAGCCGTTCAGTCTCACTGGGTGTGATTGCAATTTTTCTATCGTTAGTTTTACAAACAAAACAGGAACACCCATTCTAACGAAGCAGATGGAGTCAATCTTCAACAATGAAGGGACTTACGATAATGTACTGACCGTAACCCTCTCCCCCACCGAAACGGTTGACTTATCCGGCAAGTATATTTATCAAATCATCATTCGTGATATTGATGGCGATGTGGAAATACCAAAGCAGGGTATCTTATACATCACAAACAACATCAATAAAAACTTTATACGGTAACGACAAAGCCGGCTGACCGCCGGCTTTTGTCATGCCTATTTATCTTGAAGGAGGAATGGACTCTATGAATACAAACTATTTTCTGAACTGTGTCGCCGGCAATGTGTTTGGCACCAAAACCGACCCAGCGATTCCGACTACTTATTATATCGGTCTGAGTACAACTACCCCTAATACTAACGGCTCTGGTGTTGACGAACCTTCGACCGACGCTGGATATGCTCGTGTGCAGTTAACGACTTTAAGTGAGCCGCTTGATGGTGTTGTGACTAATTCACAAGCTATCAACTTTAATGAAAGTACTGCGAGCTGGGGAACAATTACGCACTTTGTTATTTACGACTCCCCCACTGTTGACTCCGGTAACCTTCTGATGTACGGCGAGCTTTCAACTCCTCGCAGTGTTGAGACTGCCACTATTATGACCATCAAGGAAGGATACCTGAAACTCTCTGCCCAGAACCCGACCGCCTAATTTTGAAATAAGGAGATGAGTCGCATATGGCAAAAGAGTTTGATATTTATCTAAACAATCGGCTGACAGAATGCGACATCCTTGTTTACTCCATCCCGTACCGAGATGGTCTGACTGCAATTCACAAGTTGATTTTGGAAAGTTGCATTGAGAGCTATACGTTACAAAAGTTTGTTGCAATTCAGACAGGTTCTGAATTGGTCCATCACATTGATGAAATGCTGAAAACCTGTTACGAACGTTTGAGTTATGCGACAGAACTTGATGTCACGGCTACGTTCCAAACACATTACTCTCTCTATTCCGATACAGCAGGTATTATTATGTCTGCGGAATGTGTTGAAACATTGTCAAATCTATTTGCCAAAGCAGAATCCGCTATGCAACTTACTGCGCAACCGGTAATGGCATATACGGGAAAGTCTGGTGGCAACGCTGAATCCAGCCTCGTTATAAATGCTGCGTTAGAGAAAGATATCAAGAATAGTCTTCTCACTGTTGCACCGGTTGTTGAAATCGAAACCTCTGTTCTTGGAACCAACAAGAGAAGTGCTATATCTGTTTCTCCTGGTATTGATATCGCCTGCGAACTGACAAATCTGTGCTATCGATTTTATAACGGAGCACAGGCTGTTATTCAGATGGCAGCAGATGTGTTAGCGACAGAATTGCATTACTCGCTTGGTGAAGGCACTTCCGCAATCGAGTTTTCTGCTGACATTGGGGATGGGGATTGCTCGACAAAGTATGAAGAGTTTGAAACTGCGGTCATCTTCGTGGCAGAGGTTGTTGAAGCAATCCGACAGTTTATGCATCCAGAGCTCCACAGTATTGCCATTGGGATTGTTGTAGACCCGATTATGAAACGACATCGACTTCTGAGCGAAATGGATGCTGACAATCTTTCTGCCTACGATGATATGTTACTTGAAGAAATCGACTATGTGATTATTTAGAGATTGGGGGTGAAGCTGGTGCTTTACATTAAACTCGATGGCGATATGAGTTTGGTCATCACCGTGAATGAGCCGATTTATCGTGGCGACAACCTGAGCCAGAAAATTACCTACCTTATTCCTACTGTGGTAGGTGAAATTGACATGCTCACAGCCAGCGTATTCCTGAGTTATGTGCGTGCAGATGGAGTTGCAGATGTCGTTGTGTTAGACCGCTCGGAAACGCCGTACAACGAATCTTATTTTCAATATACGTTCCCTATCAATTGTAAGCTGAGTAAATATCCGGGTGAGGTCTGCACTTGGATACAGATTTACAGCGGTACCCCGTCTAATCCTGTTATTGCAAAGACGGGAGAGTGCATGCTGCAAGTCCAAGAATCCAAAAATATGGATGACTATTTGTGCGACCACCAGATGACTGCGCTTTATCAATTAACTCACACCATGAACACAGCCATTGAAGACATGAACAACACCATTGAAAATGCGATTGAGAACAAGGCTGATAATATTATCTTCAATCCTGAAGATAGTACAATTCAGCTTTCTGCTAATGGTGTTCCTGTTGGAGACAAGATTGTTGTCAATACAAATACCGGTGCTGTGGTTACGAATGCCGGTATCTCTTCGGACAATGAGCTTATCCTTACGTTTAATGATGGAACGGTTAAGAATCTTGGCAGCGTCATGGGTAAGGATGGAGCGGTATATGTGCCGCACATTTCCGAACGGAAGGTTCTTACCTTCACAATTGAGGACGAACCCGGAGAAATCCCAGAGCCGGTTGACCTTAATCCGAATGATGAATGGTCAGAAATTGAGGCAATGTAACCGGTATAAACTCTTAGAGAGTGTTTATATAATGATATTTTTTTGCAGAGGAGGGAAATAAAGTTGGCTAATGTTATCTTCAAAGTTGGTACAAAAGCTCTGTTTGATGCACTTGAACAGAAAGATACCAACACCCTGTATTGGCTGGAAGACGTACAGGAGCTCTACAAAGGTAACCTTCTTTTTGCCACTGGCAAGGCCGCATCTCAGACTGCTGCAGGGCTGATGTCTGCCGAAGACAAAGTCAAGCTTGACAATCTGTCTGCCGGAACTGTTGCTGGACTTACTCCGGTCGATGCAACAATTGTTATTGCAGATGGCGAAGAAGGAACCAAAACCATCGGGGTTCAGGTCTCGAAGGTTGAGGGCAATACTATCGAAATTGAGGATGACGGTCTCTATGTTGCCAAGGACAACACTGAGTACGCCATTGAGAAACTGGATGATGCTGCTGAAGGGTATTCCGCTACATACCGCCTGAAGAAAACGGTAGACGGTTCCAGCTCTTATGTTGGTGCAGAAATCAATATTCCCAAAGACCTTGTGGTTCAAAGCGGAAGTGTTAAGACAGTCACCGAGGATGACCAGCCATATGTGGGCGCTAAGGTTGGTGATACCTACATCGAGTTGATTCTGAATGACGCAGAAGCGTCTCACATTTACATTCCGACCAGTGGGCTGATTGATACCAGCGATTTTGTTGTTCGGGAAATTGTAAATGACGATGGAGGTACGGCTCTAATTTTCAATGAGTCTACTGGCGGCGGTGCGAAATACACCCATCAGGATGGTACGGAGTCTTTCGTCGGCGTGAACAATGGTGGCGAAAACGGCATGGTCGCCCAGATTTATGCTGATAAGAATGTGGACGGCAACTGGATTGGTTCCCGTATCAATGTTTATCAGAAGGGTATCTTCTACCACAACGCAGAGGATAAGGCGTCCTCTGGCTATGTGGCCGATGACCCTGCTCATGAGATTGCCACTATCGGCGATATTCCTGATGTGTCTGGGATGCAGGGAATCATCAACTCCATGCCTGATGAAATCCTCAGCGAGATTGTAAATGTGCAGCGTACCGAAACAACCAATACCGCTGAGATTCGCATCTTTACCAAACAGGAAGACGGAACCTATTCGCCCAATGTCCAGCATGGTGTTCTTACTCTTATCCCGGCGGGTCAGGGGCCAGACGGTGTGTCCGGGGCTGGTCTGATGACTCTGGCAGATAAGCAGAAGTTGGATGCGATTGATGAAGAGGCAATTTCCAGTCTGGTTGAGAGCCTTGTTTGGGGTTCTCTGTAAATTGAATTTTTGAGGAGGTAAACTTTATGGCTAATATTGCTTTCAAGAAAGGTTTGCTTGCGAACCTGCCCTCTACCTATACCGAGGGTACTATCTACGTAACTACCGATGAACGTGCGATGTATCTGGATGTTGACAACTCTACCCGTATTCGTCTGGGTGACTTCCAGGAGTTTGCCAACCTGTCTGCTCTGCAGAGCAACACTAATCCCAGCACCACCGCGCTGTACTACATCACTGACCTGAACGTTCTGGCTAAGTGGAACGGTTCTGCTTATGTGCAGATTAACCTTGACACCGGTGCTACCTCTGTTGAGGTTGTCGGTTCCGGCAATGCTGTGACCGATGCGTCCTATGACGCTGCATCTCGCAAGCTGACCCTGACTATGGGTGCTACCTATACCACCGCTGACGATGTGGACAGCGCAATCACTACCGCTGTAGGCAACCTCGGTGATAAGGAGCCCGACGTCCCCTACGCCAACGTGAAGGAATATGTGGACGAGAAGATTGCCGACGTTGTTGCTGGGTCTATTGAAGGTCTGGGCAACCTGGCTTCCAAGGATGAAGTCGCAGAATCTGACCTGGAGGCTACCCTGGCCGCCAAAATTAACGGCAAGGCCGATGTGGGCACCGATGATGACGAAGCAACTGCCGACACCGTGAAGGGCGCAAAGAAGTATGCAGAGGCCGAGGCTGATGCTGCCGAAGCTGCTGCCAAGGCGTATGCCGATGGTCTGGTCGGTGCTCTGGATGTTGCTGACAGCGCCGTCGCTACTCAGCTTGTGAGTGCTGTGTCCGAGAAAGATGGTAAGATTACTGTCACTCGCCGTGCTCTGGTGGCAGAGGACATTCCTGAAATTGCTCAGTCCAAGGTAACCGGTCTGACTGATGCTCTGGCTGGCAAGCAGGACTCTCTGGTGTTCAACACTGCTTATAATGGCTCTACCAACAAGGTTGCCACCATGACTGACGTGACCAATGCGGTTGCTGGCCTGTCTGGTGCTATGCATTATATTGGTGAGTCTACTACCGACCCCGCTACTGAAGTTACTGTTTCTGGTGTGGACGAGTTTGCCAAGGGCGATGTGGTAACCTACAACGCCAAGGAGTATGTCTACGATGGTGCTACCTGGCGTGAGCTGGGCGATGAGTCTTCCTTCGCCGTGAAGGGCAGCATCAAGGATACTGATATCGCTGCTGACGCTGCGATTGCACAGTCTAAGATTGCTGGCCTGGAAACTGCTCTCGCTGCAAAGGCCACTCCTGCTGATATCACCACTGCCATTGAGGGTCTTGATGTTGCAGACGAGGCTGTGTCTGGTCAGGTTGTTAGTGCCGTTGTTGAGACTGATGGTAAGATTGCTGTATCCCGTCGCGCACTTGTGGCCGATGACATCCCCACTCTGGCAATCGCTAAGGTGGAAGGGCTGCAGGATGCTCTGGACGGTAAGGCTGTGGAGTCTGACATCACTGACGCCATTGCTGCTCTTGATGTTGAAGACTCTGCCGTTGATGGACAGGTTGTTTCTGCTGTTGCGGAAACTGATGGTAAGATTACTGTCACCCGTCGTGCACTGGTCGCAAACGATATTCCTGAGCTGGCACAGAACAAGATTACTGGTCTGACCACCGCTCTGGCTGGTAAGCAGGACAATATCACCTTTGAGACTGCCTATGACGCCTCCACGAATAAGGCCGCTACTATGACCGATGTGGATGCTGCTGAGACTGCCGCAAAGGAATACACCGATACTGCTCTGACTTGGGGCAGCTTCTAATCATATTCCCATAACAAATGGGGCGGGGTAACACCCGCCCCTTCATTATTTTTAGCTTTAACTCTGTAGAACGGAGGTAGAGAAAACAGATGGCTTTATTCAAAATCTTAAAGGGAGACAGCTCCCGTATTTCCACAGATGTAACGCCGTTCCATGACGGCTATGCCTATTTCACCCCCGACGATGGGGGTTTTTATATTGACTCCGAAGATAACGGTGAACAGAAGCGGCACCGCATCAATCCTGTAAACTCCAGCGGGAGCACTGCTGTATCTGCAACACTGCTTTCAGGCGGGTGGTCTTCTGGAGAACAGACATTACAAATTAGCGGAGTTACTGCAGAATCCAATGGAGTTATTGGCCTGTCTCAATCAGTTTCAGACGCTGAGATGGAGGCAGCAAAAAATGCAGAACTCTATGTGTGCGGGCAAGGAACAGGAACTATCACAATTGCAGCTTATGGCGAAACGCCTACACGAGATATTCCCGTTGTTGTTATCCTGCTTGGTTGATATGGAGGTGCATGTAAATGAGCGATACAACCGCGAACTATGGCCTGTATATCACAGATGATAGCTCAGAGCGATTCCTTGAGTGGCGCACCAAAATGAATGGAACAGAAAGTTCGAACATGGTCAAGATTGACACTGCCCTCGGCGAGAAGGCAAACAGCAGCGTACTCGTTTCTGCAACCCTTCTGGCAAGTGCTTGGACTGGTATTGATTCCCCATTCACACAGGACATTACCGTTACCGGGCTGACTGCCACACAAAACGGTACTATTTCTGTTGCCCATAACGCAACGTTTGAGCAACGTGAAATGGCGCGGGAGGCAATGCTTTCTGTGGTCGGACAGGAAGACGGCAAGTTAACCATTGCCGCCGATGGAGAGATGCCAGACATCGACATCCCTGTTTATATCATTCTTTTAGGTTAAAAGGAGGGCAAGGATATGCCAATTTTATCTAATTTCCCAGGCGGCTCCGGTGGCGGCGGTGGGCTGGCACTGGCTGCTGTTTCTAATATTACCACGCTTACTTCATCTGGAAAAGTATATATCAAATGGACAGACCCCGACGACCTTGTTGTTGCCGAATCTACACTCGCTTCATGGGGAGGCACTCTGCTTGTTCGTAAGGCTGGCTCCATGC